GGGGCGATGGTAATTGTATTGGCTTGTCGGTCATATGAATCTACCCACATCATCTCATCATCAATTTCAATGATGCCCTTACCAATGTTCTCCGTTGAACCGACAGAAAGAACTAGGTCGCTTGAACTACATGGTGCAGCGAGATAGGTGGCACGATCTTGCCGATATGTAAAACCTTGAATGTTAAGTTGAACTTCATTAATTAAATCTGCAAACAAAGTCATGAGGGAATAATCCTTAATGCCGCTACGGCTTCAACCCATTGTTTAGGGTCGGTAGTGCTAAGTCCTGCAAGTTCACTGCATACACCATTAAGGTCTTTGAAGTCTGGATGCTGGCGACCTGTATTGTATTTTCTATTAAGAGTAAAACTTGTAGCAAGATATTGCTTGGGGTCTGTTACGCCTGCCCATTTATTTGCAGCAGCCTGTTCGTCAAGGTAAGATGTTAACGGAGGATATGATGCACCACCGTTGGCTAAACGGTTAAGTTCATCCCTCATAGTTGAGCCGGGAAAACCGTATAGAGTATAGGGTGTGCCATTGTAAACAACNGTGCCGTATGTTGCCATTACTTACCTTTCATTAAGAGAGCCCTGCCCGAAGGCAGGGTCTCCGTTGGTTCTCTGCGAACTTAGTTTGTTCCGCCTGCTGGATCTACATAGACGCCAAGTTGGCGCTCTGCTGGACCTTTGCTACCGATGGCTGAACCATCACGGGCTAGATAGAGTGGTGACACTGCCGGTGCTACTCCACCCATATGGTCTTTGGTATTTACGTTTGAATAATCCTTAGCCATTGTGCGTTGCTTGGGGTTCATCATGTCTGGCATTATGCTTGCTTCCTTCCGTATGGAACTGGTGTTGCAAAGCCAGCAATGACTGACGCGTCTTGACCGGGTGCAACTCTGACTGGTAATACGATTGTTACTGGTGCTTCATTGGTGCAAGGGCAACCATCAACTGCATTTCTGCACATGACTACTTCCCCTTACCTGTTGCCTTGCCGACACTGCCTTGGTCTGAAGAGACCCGCTTGTTATCGGAGGCTGTTGTGCGGGGATTTGCTCCTGCTGAACATCCACATCCTGTACACATTAGACTGCTCCTACCTCTTTCATGACCTCGACGGTCTTTTCATTTATGAATTGTGCCTTAGGCATTGACCCACCATCATAAGGTTTGTTAAGAACCTCAGAGGCTTCGAGTGCCTTTTCTACAGCAGCACGTTTAGTGCTTTCAGGCTGGACGCCTTGTTTACGTGCGTCTCTGTAGAATGCTAGTTCGGCATCATCTTGCTTTTGCGTGACGCCACCACTGATAATAGACCCCTTAGCATCACCAGCATTAAGTTGGATACTCTTTGCTTTGCAACCAAAACATTTAGTAGCACCACCACAGGTGGTGTGGTCTATAAATACATCATCGTTAGATTGCCACAAAGTTAATGAAGTCTCATTACATTTAGTGCAACCATACAATGACGGGTATTCTAATACCTGTCCGTCAACCAACCTATGTCCCCAATCACGGATGACTGGTACATGGCTATGGTTATTCGCTAAAGATGTTTGCTCCGTATCCTGCTGCAATTAAATCCGCCCTCTGTGTATCGTTGATATATGTCTTGTATCCACCCTTGAATACATAGCCCGGGTCTGCGGCATTTATTACATCTTCAGATGAATAGCGCTGTTGCGACCAGACTCCATTGGTTCGTAATACTGTAATGCCTTTAAACAATTTAAAGCGAATGAACAAACGTCCACCACCTGCTGGTCCTTCGACCACAGTAGGTGGAAGGAAGTAATACTTTGTCATGTCACTCCTTAATAATTGGTTCATCCCAGTACAGGTTCGGTTAAGAACCTGTACCAGAATCAATCAACTAGTGGTTACACGTAATCAATCGAAGACGAAGACTCTACGCGGTAGAGGGCTTCTTGACGGTAGATTGCCCAACCGGCAATACCATACCATCCAAGTGGACGGTGACGCATCAAACGATCAACGACCGGTCCGATAACNACGTGGAACTCTTCAGCCACTGCTTCCGCAAGTGCTTGCTGTCCAGCGAAGTAGGTATTGAATACCTTTGTTACCGGTGTAACGGTTACTGTTGCACCTGATGTGACAGTTGCTGCAGGAACTGCAGGAGAGATTGTCCAGATGAGACCTGTTGCATCAATAGCAGTAACAGTCACAGTACCAGTAAGACCAGTAGCAGCGATTGTGTCACCGACGTTGATTGATACACCAGAAGAAGATGAAGCCGCTACTGAAATGGTTGTTGCACCAGATGCTGCAAGAGCAGTAGTAGTGGTTGTCCATGTAGTCTGACCTGCACCAGTCTTGTTAGAGAATAGACGAGGAGACTCGACGTAGAAAGCACCTTCATAGGTACCCAATTCGCCAGCCCAGATCTCGTCATTCGCTTGGTATTCGTGTGGCTGACGCCATGAACCCACGCCTGTTTCAGCGCGGAGATCGTGTGCAACCTCTGGGTGAATACCTGCCCAGTAGAGTGAACCCTTACGAGGGATAGCCTTGTTGGTACGCAACTTGGCTGTAGCCTTACGGGCTACTGCTGAGTTGAATACAGACGAGGATGTAAGAGTGGCAGTTGATGTAATGGTACCCGGACGAAGTACGTTTGTGCCTGCGGCAAGAACGTTCTGCGCGAGAGTATCAACTGAGTCTGCCATGTTATAGGCAATGATGTTAGCAACGGCTGGGTCTACATCTGCAAGAGAGAAGAGTTCCAATGCACGTGTAACGAGTACTGCATTACCATACTCTTGAAGAGTAATAGTTGTGTAGGTTGGTGTTGCCAAACCTACTGCATCCGGGTCAACGTTCTCAGTAAGAGAAGCGGTGTTCTGTGCCAAGTCAACATAGCGTTGCAATGTAACAGAAGAACCCGGAGTGCTTTGACGTGCTGGTGTCTTGTCCGCGACTTGGCGGATAAGTGGTTGAGCACGAAGAGCGAATTCGATCAGACGATCGTACGCTTTCTGTACCAGACCGGCACTACCTGCTGTACCTCCAAGGGATGTAGATCCCGTAGTTGTATAAACAGTTGTCATATTTGCACCTCCTTAAAGGTTATTAGAGTGGTTGTTAGAATTGACCAGACTTAATCATGGCAAGGAGTTCATCATAACTAGCGTTATCTACCCTTGCTCCGAGGTCAGTCTGTTTGTCGGGTGATTGCCCACCCTGAGTTACAAGGTCTTGCTGCCGTAGGGCTGCAAGGTCTGCTTGTTTCTGAGGGTCGACAGGAGTCGCTGGGGCTAAACCAAACAGATCTCCATTGTCTGCGAGCCAGTTTGAAACTGAGTCTTCGCTAACATCATCGAGGTCTTTGAGGATTAACCTTGCTGCCTTCTGGTTCACACCCTTTTGACTGAGGACTTCCTTGACAACTGACTCACGCTGCGCCTTGGTAAAACTCTCAAGCCGCTCAGTAAGTTCTTTGATTTTCTTTTCGTCGGCACGCTTCGCCTTGCGAAGACGCTTCATTGCGTCATCTCCTTGCGGTGCTACTACCGGCTCTTCGAGATCATCGAAGTCGTCTTCATCGTCCCAATCAGTGTTGTTGCTCATGCAACCGTTCTCCCGTTCTGTTAAGTTAATCGCAAGCCACATCAATACTCGGGGAAGTATTCACGGTTCTTACTACCAGTATCTTTTACACCATGCAGGGCTGGTCGGTCTGCAGGGAATCTATTTAGAACTTACCTTGTAGTGACGACCCAAGGGAGCCACCTTGTCCACCAGCAGCGCCAGCGCTTAGTACGCCAGACCTACCATTGAAGTTGGCTTTCTCTAGTTCTTGTATCTGTTGTTTCTTGCGGGCAGCAGATGCTGCACCGGCAAGATTAAATTGCTCCGCTTCGGCAGCAGTCTGATCGTATTTACCATCCACTTGGTTTGCATAGACGTTATCTAACTTCTGTGCTACTGGAAGTTCCACACCAATCTTGGCATAGCCAGCCTGCGCCTGTGCTTGTGTTACGTTATCTTGTGCCAAGAGCATCGCTCTATCAGCAGATGTTGTTAACCCTTGCTCTACTGCAGCAGTACCAATCTCAGCAGCCTGTGTTTTCATTGTAAGAGCACCAAGGTTCTGCGTTGGATCAAGATAGTACTTCATTAAATCTGTATCGTTAATGTTATAGAATGCTTTAAGTTGTGCTTTAATCTGTGGGTCACCATTAACAACTTGGTCTTGAACCAACTTGATTCTGCTTTGGAATTCATTAGCAGAAATGTCACCACTAATAATGCTTGCCATACCAGCCTGCCTTTGACTAGCAGTGGTACCAAAGTAATCGCCTATCCCATAGGCGTTAAGCGTTTCATTGTAACTGTTCTCAAGGGCAAGATACTCTGATTCTGATAGAGCATTGAGTCCTTTTGCAACACGACCATTGGTTCCATAGTTACCAGCAAAACGCTGTTGATATGCAGGTGTTTGCTTAAGAAGAACCGCTGCCTCCTGTGGTCCAATGTTGTTAGCCATGTATCCCTTGATAACCGGAATAAGATCGCCAAGATTGTACGCATTAAATGAATCTTCAAGAACCGCATAGGCATCTAGTTGCGTAGCATCAAGAGTGGATAATGGTTGAACCGGAACCTGTACTACGGGTGGTACAACATATCCTGTAGAATCTACCGTGCCACCGATTGCAGATGCTGCATTTGCTGCAATGCTTTTTGTTGCCGTTCTATCTGCTGCACTAGCGGCTTGATTAGTTTTAACTGTTGCCTTTAGGGCATCACTGGCTGCTTTAGCAGCAGCAATGTTTTTAATTTGTGCAGCATTTTGTTTTGCTAAAGCGGTAAGAGGATTGGTGGTTTTCTTTTTTGTTGCCATTACTTCACCAGCCCAAACGAAGATAGGATAGAGTTAACATAACTTGATGCTTCTTCTTTGGCATTCTGTGTTTGGGACCAGCGAGGGTCTGCACGCAGTTGCTTCTCAAAGTCGTTGATGTTCATGACTCCATCTTGCACCTTGCCGGTAGCATCTTTGTTTTGTAGCGCTTTAGTTATGTACTGGTCGTTAAGGTTAACTGAACCAGATGGAAGTTCAAGCGTCTTCTCTATGTGAGAAGCATAGGAGTTAGCAAGGGTACTAACCTTAACCCCTTGGTCAATCTGGTTAGCAAGGTTGGGGTAATAAGCCTTTGCCATGGTACGGATGGCTAATTGCTCTGGTGACTCAGCGGTACTAGAAGTAATGCCACCGGTCTTCATCTTGCCAAGAATGTCCTTCTTTGCTACATCTGCTGTGTAGTTAGGCAGACCATAGTCTGCAGCATAAGCCTGTAAATTAGTAATTGATTTAGCAACAGATCCATTAGTCTTAAGCAAATCATCTGTTGACATTTGACTAATGATAGGAGTAATGATGCCCGCCATGATGCGGTCATAGTCTGCTTGTGTTAGTTGAGAACCACCAGTAACAACATCTTTGCTGGTAGTTGATTGACTATCTGGTCCAGTAACTGTATTAGATTGACTCTGCCGCTTGGCAGCGGCACCCATCTCTGCAGCATTAAGTTCGCTAAGGTATTGTTTCTTTTCAGAAGCAGTAGCCTTGCGTCCAAGCGCATCAAACATGTATCCATCAAACTGAAAATCTGCAACAGCCTTGCTTGTAAGTTGAGCAGTGGTTGTGCTATCAGTTACATTGCCACGTCTACCAATAGAACCAGCCTGACCAGCAGAAGTCCCAACCCATTTAAGGAATGGGACAAAGTTTGTTTGCTGTCCGGAAGACAAAGCGGTTGCTTGGTCTACGCTGTAGTCCATAACATACTTGGTTAAGCCCTGTAAAAAGCCGGCAGCATTGTCAGATGTATATTGCTTTTGTGTTATGTAACCATTCTCATACAGTTGCTTAGAAATGGTCTTGCGACTACCTGTAGCAGCAATGTCAGCCATATATGATTTGACAACTTGATCGGCGCTTTCAGCACGCCAGTTACCATTAGGATCTGTATAGATATATGTTTGTATGGCAGCGGTGCTACTAGAAGCAGGCGTGGTAACAAGAACTTCTTTACCGGTGGTAGGGTCAAGGCTTACTTGGTATTGAGCATTGTCACCACTAAACGCGGGAGAATCTGTTACCTTTGGTTTGGTAGCCATTAGTTACCCTTCGATAGTACGGTGGCTTTATCAGGAACGTATGCGTTCATGATGCCCTTAAATACATAGTTGTATGCTTCTGCTACTGCGGGGTTAACCTTTGCAATATCTTGAAGACTTGCTTCTGCTTTTTGCCTTGCCTCTAAAGCAATCTCTTTAAAGTTAGCAACACCTTTAAACTCTGGATCTTGTGCTATTCCTAAGAAGCCATCCATTATTTTAGTAGCAGCAAACATCATTGTTCTATCATCTTTATTGATAGGAGACTTGGGATCTGCAATGATTGCTTTGATATTATCAAATGTAATTTGATCCCTACCTTTACCAGTACCGGTAGTAGAGCCAAGGTCTTCTACTAGCATTGGGTTGCCAGCAAGTATCATTGCACGTTGTTGTGCAGCCTGATCGATGATTTGCTTACGAGCAGAAAGGTCTAGGTTATTAGTTAATGCAGCCTGTTCNTCGGATGATACTTTAAAGTATGCATCTTTTGCTGCGGTAACAGATGCATTTTGAAAGTATGCATCNATACTTGGCAGNGTAGCCATGTCTTGAGATTGCATCCAAGCATAAACATTGTTATTAAACTTACCAATTTGTGGAGCAAAAACTAGGGCAGCATCGTTATATGTAGAAACAAAATCGCTATTAGCAATAGACCAGTTCATCATATCTGTATTGGCGTTGACTAGCACATGGTAACTTTTATTGTTACGGGATGCAGTATAGATACTCTTACCCGGGTTCTGTCCAACAAAGATTGCGCTTGCTAAAGCGTATGGATCTTGTACATCTGTGCCATAGGTATCCTTGATTCCTTTAAGAATCTGGAAAAACTCAGGGCGTAATCCGGTCACACCCACTGCCTTGTAGTAGCCCGGTAACCCCTTTGACTCTGTTAGAGTAGGGGTAATTGGAGACACAAGACCGAGCAATGCACGCATGAATAAGATGCTATGTGCAGCAGTGCGTACATTCTGTACAAAATCACGCTTTTGTTTTGCCGTTGGATTGGCGGGCAATCCATTACCATAGGCTGTCATGTAGTTCATAGCCTGCATACCGGCAGTAACCATCTCACGGCTAGTATCTGTAGGACTAAGCATCTGATATACGTTGTCAAGGAACATAGGAACCAGCGCTTTACGCAAGGTAATGTTGCTTCCAATGCTACCCAATGCTACAGTATTAAGGTCTGTACCAGCATTAGTTAATGCAGATATACCAGTCTTAGTACCAGCAGTATCAAGTATCCCACGCATTGCCCAGATGGCAATGGCAGATGCTGGACCAGAGAACATTGGTTCCCCTGAATCGCCAGAAAATGAAGGGTTGATTAGTTCTAGTTTCATCTTGACTTCATCAAACTGTGCAGATTTGTAGGCATCTGTTGCACCGGGATAAAAGATTTTCATTACTGAAGCAGTAGGTGCATAAAGAACGGAGTCTGTTGGTGCCACAATGTAAGGGTTCTGGTTGTTATCTGTATAAACAAACCCTGATGCAGAAAAGCCGGTGTTCAACAAACGCATACGGTAGAGCGCACGAAGTGGCGCATCTTTACCCATACGGTATGCACGACGTTGGAAGTCTTCGTTAGCACGATAGAACCGACCAACTGAACTGGCAGAGATGGAAAAGTTGCTGCGGATCTCTGGGTTATCTGCGTACTTAAGGATAGTACTTGTTGCTTCACTCATAGATATTTCCGTGTAACGCTTTTCGGCTAGCAACTTTGCTTCTTGATTAACACGTTCAGTAGAATACATCTTGCTTTCTGATAACACTTCACGCATCTTGCGTTCAAACAAATCCATGAATGGTTTGTTTTCTTTATAAATACGGGTATAAGTTACAAGCAAAGCACGCTGACGGAAGAGACCATTGATTTGTCTGTCCATTGCCTCAAAGGCGTGGTTACCAAACTTCTTAAAGAAGGACTCGCCGTCTTCGTGAGCAATATCTGGAAACTCTAAACGCGTATTAACTCCACCAAGTGTTGGGTGTTTGTTAACTGTAAGTTTATCAAACTCCTGAAAGTCCAATGACTTGGCTGCAATTTCCCAACGCTTTGCTTCTGTAAGTTTCTTTGGTTCCGTAACAAAGGTGCCATCATAGGCACTCTTAATCCGGTCATAAAATTTTTGGTTAAATGAACCATCACCATGTAAAGTGCGGTACATATCAGTAAGCATCGTTTCAATGTGAACGCGTGCAATCTCTACCGAGTTAAGACCCTTCTGTTTTAATAGAAGCGAATCACCAAACATAGAGTTGAAACTGTTAAGACGCTCTGGGTTTTCTACAGTATGAAGCACATCATTGATACTGGCATCATGCTTAACGCCAACATCCTGCAATAAGTCTTTAGTTGCTTGCTCAAACTGGTAGTCAGTTTTAAGTGCGCCATTCTTAAAGAATGCAGTTACTGGACTAAATACAAAACCAACATCTTTTTCTGTACCACTAGCAATACCGATGCTGTTATATGCAAAGCGAAGTCCGTAGTTGTCAAAGTGAGACAGCGAAGTCCACTTTTGTAAGTAGCGGTCTTTCTCTTCCTTGGTCATTTGATACCAAGGGTTTTCTGGTTGAGAGAGTATGCGCTTATTACTACGCTCAAGGTCAGATACTTTGTAGTTATTAAACTTCTTGCCGGCTTTAATGCCTTTGCCGTTAAGGCGTTCGCCTTCTTCTTTTAATGCTTTATCAACAGCAGANGGNTCAAACATAATAGCACGTATGTCAGTATCACTAGCCAGTCCGGTCATGCTAGTACGAGCAGTAAGCGAGTTAACCATTGATTGAAGGAAATCTGGTTGGTGCTTAATAGCGTTAATGATTGCTTCTTTATCCCCCTGCATACCGGCAGGTAGATCACTAAAGACAACATCCCACATACGGGATGCAGTTTCTTCACGCTTAAGATAGTTTGCTACTTCTTCAGCAGCAATGGGGCGACCATACTTAGTAGATAATTTTTCCACAAGGTTGTCAATAATTTGGCTACGCTTTTCAAGCGTAAGATAATCTTCCGGACCGCCCTTACGGAACATTACATTAATAGCACGTTTGATTGGTCCAACAGATTCTTTAGAACCTGATACCATGTTAAGAACATTGGCTTCTTTGCGGGCTCCGCCACCAACAAAGCGCATAACATCCCGCATTGGTTGGTTAAATATGTACATAAAGATTTCATCGGAGGAACCACGAATACCCAAGCGAGGGATAAGAGTAAAGAATGACCACAGATTTGTATATGTTTGTAAGATACGGTTCTGTGTTACCTTATCAAACCCACTGACAAGTGCATGCTCACGGGTAAACTTACGGGCTTGGTTAATTGCCATGTAATCTAGTGGACCAACTGCATTGGTCAACTGAGATGGTTGATGAGCACCGGTGTTTGCAACAACAGCCTTGT